TAATAATCTTTTGATTGCGGAACCATCCAGTCAATTACAGTGGGATCCGGTAGACATGCTCCCATCATAGTTTGTTGTCTATTCCTAACAGTTCTTCCATAACTACGTTGATAGTATCTGCTACATTTTCTCAACTCTTCAGTTTTATCGACAGGCTCAAACGAAGTGGCACTTCCACCTCGTTCAAATTTAACCTGAGCAATATCTACATTAACTGCATTTGCTTTTGTTAAATCAAATCCAATTGCACAGTAATGTTGTCCGGTAGGACTCGTAGAACTACTTGGATTATCATACAGACCCGGAACATTAAATGTTACTGAAAATCTCTTCCAAGTACTACCGATAGATAATCCATTTTCTACAACATTCGTCACAATCTGCTTATCAGACTCCCCATTATAATTCTGGGTATATTTAATACCAAGTGTCTTACCAGCAGATGCACATTTTCCATAGAATGAGAGTGTTACTAATTCATCATTGAAAGTTCTAACATCTTCTATTCTATTTTCAATATAAACATAATCACCAGCAGCAGCACTGAGTCCGTGATTTGCTCTTACATAGTAAGTCGGATTACCTTCAACTGCTGTTTGGTTTGCAGCAAATTCTTTTCTTTCTAAAGAAACATTAGCAGTTGCTCCAGCAGAGGTGATTCCATCTACTCTTACCCAACGATCTGCAAAATAAATGCTTCCTGTTGTTCCTATTGCACCCTCAGTTGCAACTCCTCTTTGCCAGATATCAAATCCACCGTTGATTAGAAGATTTTCACCGAGTCCACCTCCCCCACCTCCGCTGGAACGAGCGCCACCTGTCGCTGATCTTGCTGTACCATATGCTTGAGATCCAGCGGGAATGTCCTCGACTCTCATTCCTTGTTGGTTTACAATAATCGCTCTTCTGACTCCAGCATAATTATAAGCAAAAGCAAATTGCTTATGAATATTATCAACATCCGGTGTAGAACTGAGTTTACCATCCGGTCCTAAGAATAAAGGACCAGTCTTATCATCAAATGTAGCATCATCAAGATAACCGGATGTTTGAATTTCAATAATACTATTGGTTACATTTCTGGTAACTATACCGACTGCATCATGAGCAGTGGAATCTTCAGAAGAGCATCTAAACCAACCTTCATATGAAACTCGATCATCATAGTTACCTTCAAAATTTGATGAAGTAGTATTCGGATTAAATCCAACAATATCACCAACTACAATATCAGAGTGACTGGAAGTTCCGAGATTTACCAAATTCTTATTTGTGTCTCCCGGTCCTGTATCACCAGTGTTGCTTGTGAGCAATTGTCCTCTATATCCAAGAACAGAACCATATGTTGTTCCGAGAGCCATGAAAACTGGCTTGGAAACTTGTCCTTGAACTTCTGGTTCAGATGCCGACATACAACCACTAAGTCCGGGGTGCAAGAAGTAAATATTTCCAGCAGTAACAGAAATGGTAGATGTAAATGGTGTAGAATCTACTCTAAACCTATCTGCAAATGCTGTTGGGTGTCCAATTTTACCAGAGATGGTAACTTCAGCGTAATCTGTAGTAACTCCAGAAATTAGTCCAAAAACTTCAGCATTGCAAGATGTATCTGCTTGGGCTTTATATAATCCCATTGTGGCACCTGTACCGGATATATTAATCCAGTCTCCACTAACACCACCAGTTGCACCGTTGAATGGAACTATTCTTCCCACTCGAACAGGCATACCAAAAGTCAAACCTGTTCCTGTCCAACCAGATGGACCCGGGAAAGAATTATAATCATCTTTTGTACCACGAATTCTAACTTTCACAGCAGATGTCTCAGACTGACCAAAATCATAATGGACAAGTCCATCAATTGTAACATCCTTTTCAAAAGTAATACCTTTTGGAATTGAATCACTAATTGTGACTTTCATTATACCGGATTCTACATTGCTGCCGGGTTCAGAACCTGTAGTCCCGACAACAACATTGATACCATCTCCCGAAAGTCCATCATAAACTTTCAGTAGATTTAACTTTGCAATAACTTCATTATTTTCTTTGGATGCCCAGTCGAAAAAAGATGTGTTATCGGTTAACGGTTGTATTTGATGTCTGTTGTCGTTTACATCTGTCATGGTTTTTCCTTTTTACCCATTAAGATATGTATGTCTATTAAGACCACTTGTATATTAATAAATTATTCATATATCTAACTTCTTGTCTATCATGTAATACTTTTAAGACTGGAGAGGCATTTACCCCAGCACCTAAATTATCTGCCCCTGCACCAGTGAAATATAACCTATACCGATCTGCACCTCCAGTATTTACGTTATACGTTCCACCTTCCGCTTCGTCGTTTAAAGAAATATCAGTAGCACCATTTGGATGTCCCCACCCATCGCATATCTCTCCCTGACAAGCAGATACAGTTTCATAATTTGTGTTTAATCCTACAACAGTTGTTCCTGTGCCGGATGATTTTGGAACTGTCACATTATATTCAGTATCAGAGAGAATCCAATATTTTAATCCGTTTATTTGTGCTGGGGTGGTTGTTTCATCAAACAGTTCTGCAAGATACCATCCCGGATTAAATCTAATTTGAATATTACCTCCACTATCAGTAATAGAAACTTGTCTAGTCGCCCAAGATCCTGCTTGATTATAGGTGGAATCTGAAATAGCAAAGGGATAAAGAGGACAAACTCCGCGCCAACCCGGAGCAGATATAGCAAGAGTTCCAGATCCTGCTGATTCTCCGTCACCGATTCCTCTTGTAAAACCATCCAAATTCCTAGAACCAGATTCAACGAGACTATCCCACATACTCGAAACACTAGATGTTATCCAATTATGCATCATCGTAATTGTTAATGATTGTTGAAGATAAAATCTATCTTGAATTTCATTCAATTCTGCTGCTTGTAGGGGATAACCGGGACGAAAACCACTAAGAACATAATTACTAGGAGATCCCAGTTGTGGTGCCGTGTCCGATGGATTGATTTCATGCTGAGGCGTTCTCGATGAATACGGTGAATTAGAAAACGGCCAATGATTGTCCTTGTCGAATGGTTTCAGTTGATTTGGGGTAACAGCCATTATTTTATCTCCTTGTTATTCAGAAACATTTAGTCACTCTCATTCTAAGAATACTATTTTGACCATGTGGGGGCATATTGAAATTTAAGTTTGTACCTGTGTGAATTGCCTTTCCTGTATCGACTACCGGACTCAATTCAGCCGATGTTACTATATTATGAGTATCTGGATCTGCTTGATTTGTTATAAAAGAAAGTGAAAGCAATTCAGTCCTATCGTCGCCTACCTTTCTTCTTGCTCTTGGATATAATTCTAGATCCAGCCTAGTTGTCGGTGCTGCACTGTTTGGTATGATTGAAGAAATTTGCATTTCCCCCTTGGCAGCGCCTGCTTTAAAGGGAACCTGTACCTTTGATTTATCATTACTACTACCACTAATTTTACCTGCTTCCTCTGTGCCAAAAGATTCTCCGAAAGCATTCGCAGTTTGTCCCAGAAGTTTAGCAACCGTAATTTTATGAGTTGCTCTTTGGAAAGTAGCAATTCCTGTGGGGGTAGTTGATCCAATTGGTGTTACATTTCCACTCGAATCTACTTGTTTAGCATCCTTAGAAAATCCAAAGAAGTCAAAATGTGTTTGATTTGTGATATCCTTTACCTCATCTGTAGTCATTGAGATGTTGAACATCACACAATGTGCATTTAATATTTCTTGAGGATTTATAACATTGTCTACCTTTTCAAAATTCAAAGTAACCTTAGTTGAAAGATCAAGATCACCATCAATATTATTGAGTGCAGTTTTAGTATGATCAACATAACCTTCACCTCTGTTGATTATTGATATACCATGCACCATGTTGTTATTTGAACCATCTTTTGTTGTAAGTAACTTAATTTTTACAGATTCACCCGTGCTTGATCGTATTGATACTTCTGGGTTTTCTGATGATACCAATTTCTTCCTTCCAGTAACATCCTTTAGATCTATGGTAGCACTTAAAAGAGATCCATCTTTAACAAAAGAATTTAGATTTGCTTGAGTTTTTGCATTGTCCGCAGAACTCATATATTTTGAATCCCGAATAGTCGCAGTGCGATCCAATATAGGTTTGCTACACGGACATTTTGTTACTGAACATGGATGACAAGCACCAGTTGATCCAGTAGAACCAGCAATGAAAGAATAATCCAAATCTAATCTACCAGCGAGTTCAATGCATTCATAACATTTTGTGTTTAATGATTGATATAGATCTCCTGCGTCATAAGTTGCTCCTGATACATTATCTGTCCAAGGTCTTTTATGGAAAAAACAACAAGAACCGCATTCTGTTTTATTCTTCCCACAAAAACGACTAGCATTTGAATCATCACTCGCACTCTTAGATAAATCAACTCCGGGAATTTCAGGACCTAATACAGAATCACTAACAGCAGCAGGAACTGGAAGATATTTTTTTGTTAAAAATTGAGATAATTTCCAATCCACTTTATACAACACCAGCCAAGTATAACCATCTGGATAAGTTTTATATCCTTCGGTATGTGTTGGTGCATAAGAGGAAATTACTCTACCCCGAAGATCATATCTATTATCAATGTTATCACTGACACACAAATACACAGTTCTATTTGTTGTGTTATAAACATAACACTGTTCTTCACCACTCGGTTGTCCAGATGACTGATAATGAAAATAAGCCCTTTTTGTTTTATAATCATATCTAGGAACAACCATTTGAATTTCGCTGTTTTTAATTGTTCTGAAAAAAGTAGTGTGTTCAGAAACAGCACTTTGCACATCAGGAGAATCTAGATTAGCAGTTTTACTAACTTGACTACCATTATCCCCACCCAAGAACAAAGTGTAATAACCACCAGATTCAGTATTGAAATTTCTTACAAAACTGTCAGCGGCTTGTCTAGATAATGATTTAGAAATTGATGTTGCCATTTAAAGATAAATCCTATTTTACTGTACTCTATGTATACAAATCATTAACAACTCAGACTTTCTGTACAAGACGTTATTCCGTGATTTGGACTTGTGATTCCTACTGGTGGACAGAGGAAAAAGAATTGTCCGATTGGTATATCTCCAATTTGAGTTCCGTCATTTCCTGTGATACCATCAATTGTCCAGAAAGGATAGTGGTGGGTTGGAATTTCATTGACACTATAAGTTATTCCCGTCCATCTCCATGCCTCAGTAGATGGTCCATACGATGACTGTCCTGTAAACCCAGCAGCATCACTAGTGGGACCTCCATATGTAATTCCATTGATGGGATCAGACATATAATAAAATGTCGCAAATGTGCGACCTGCTTCATATGATAAACTTTTATAATATTCATCATATCCAGCAGTTGATCCAAATCCAGTTGCACCACAACCACTACATCCAGCAATTGAACTTAAGTCGTTCATTTTATACGGATAATAATTACCCAATATTGCATTTTCACAAATCACAACGTCAGTATCATCGGGTTGAGGAGGAATATAATCTGCTATCGTTCTTTCATAAATTACCTTTAACCCCGCAGGGTGTATTAAATTTTCATATACATTTTTATATAATGGATTTCCAAGTTGATCTGTATTATTACCTAGAGGAGTTGAAAGTAAATATGAATAATTTTGATACCAGTCACTATCCTGTATAATTGAATGATTTAAACGACTTCCAGAAAGATTTCCTAGATCTTCATATTCATATCCACGACTATATGTCTCTCCGGTTGCTACCCAACCAGAAAATCTACCACCATTCAAACGAAGAATGTATTTTTTGGGATAATCAATTTCAACATCATCACCTTCATCGCCACTTATGTTATATAAGACTCTAAAGAAATACCTAACTGCCTCTTCTGTGGTTTTTTTCTGGTAAAGATTTCGTCTAATATTTTTTATAAACTCTCTCGTATCCTCTGCAAGAACACCATAACATAAACTATTATCCACATCACCATCGCAACCACCATCATCACAACACGCAGGCCTGTCAGAAACTCCTACCATATCTGCTGGGAAATCTGAAGCATATGAGTAAACGTAATGGGAAAGTAAATCTGAAGGTATTTGATCAATATCAATTAAATTTTGAAATCCAACATCTAACAAATAACCACTATGTTCACTATAAAGCCAATCATAATAAGATTGAACAAAATTTACAAAGAAAGAATCCTCTGAAGAGTATCTGTCTCGAATCCACATAGGAATTTGATCCAGAATATCATAATTGCTTGATATTCCTTCTAAATCATGATATAAAGAATTGAATTCTGCATCTCTTTGTCGAGATTTGAATTCTTCGTTTACATTAGTCTTGTTGTTAAATAAAGATCCATAGAACATTAGAATTACTCAGGTGTTAAAGTTAAATTAAAATCTACATTTAATACAACATTATTTTTTGCTACAATTTCATTGGTATTTTTGGTTCGAACGATCAGATTAAAACTTTCATTAGAAAACGGATGTATTGTTACAATACCGTTTTCATAATCAACAGAACCTACCGCACCCAAAGATCTCTTTATACCACCATCATAATTGAATGCTCTTAGTAAATCACCTGAACTTTCAATAAATACGTTCTCCCCAAGAGTAGTGTTTCCTATTATCGTAGAGGTTATAGGAATTCCTTGCGATATATCTGAAGAAATTTCATTATAAAAAGAAACGACTGTGTTTGTTTCCGCTGGTTGTATTCTTTTTCTAACTCTAACGACAGTATCTGATAAATTGAAAGAAGAAAATGAAGGATCCAAAGACATTATCCCACTTAATGCCTGATTTAAATTAAAAGTATTCTCAAATTTTACTTGATTATGATTGTCATTTACATATTTTTCAATAATATTGACTAATTGATTTTCTGTTCTATTAGAAACACCTGATTTGTATAGTACATTCATATCAACAAAAGCAGTAATAGCAGAAGCGGGAACAAATTCAGGTAAAACACTAATGCACATCTTATCTCCCAATGCACCAATTGCAGTTTTTGCATCGTCAACTTCAATGTCACTACCTTCTTCATTTATTATTGAAACAAAAACCCTACCATAATGGGCAGGAATCATTTCTTCCCCTCCCCAAATTGAAGTTTTATCTGCATCGTATCCCAAAGCACCAAGAACAGATCTACAGTCGCTTTTTGTTACCGCTCTGTCTTGTGCTGCAAACCATTTTGGAGCGAAAAATTTAATTGAATCTAAATCGGGATTATCATTCCCTTCGGATGACATTTTTCGAGTAACAATGTCATGATTCGAACTTAAATTTTCTTCACTTTGATATAAATTTTGCAAAACAAAAGAACCAACATTGTTTCCTCTATCTCCGCTACTCACCAAATAAGTTATTTTTACAATATCACCCTCTTCGAGACTTGCCCCGCTCTGTGTAGTTGATCCTGATGCAGACATTCCACCAAATACAATATAAAAACCTAAATCACTTCTCTCTAACCAATACACTTTTGATGTGTTTGTAATATTAGAAGCAATATTCGAGGATAGAGTCCATTCGACAAAATCTCCTGATCCTCCTTGTTGAACTTCAACAGTAATTGTAGATATATCAATATCAAGTCCATTTAAAAATATTTTTTGACCCAAATCAGAATCAACATTTGTCTCGGTGACTATTAAATTTTTACCTTCATAAATATCAAGATTCGCATCTCCCTGATCATTTAATTCATAATCTTTAAGTGTGTAAAACACATATGAAGAACCGCTCTCATCCTTTCCAAGAAATGATGAATATTTTGGTATAGTGTTGTATGCTCCACCCTTATCTACTTTTATCTGTGCGATTGCAGAACTATACCCCGGAACAACGTAACCGAGAGGTTTGACAAGACTAATTAACGATTCTACTTTTTGTGCTGTATCTAAAAAGATTTCATTTGCTATCATATTAGCATAAAACCCATAGTAAAGAGTATTATATGACAGAATATCAAGTAAAGAATTGAGAGCAGAGCCTTCATAATTATAATCTTTTATTGCTGAAGAGGATGTGCTTTTTTCACTTTTTATAAAATCAATTATGCTCTGTTTGATCTCTTCGTGATCTAAATTTCCTAATTTAATATTAGCCATCTTTATTCCTCTATCTAATCTTCTGAATTGAAATTGACAATGAATCTGGTTGTGGGTTTTCTTCTGTAAGAGAAACAATGAAATAATGAAGAGTAATTGAAAGTGTATTAGAGTCTATTTCGTCATCATTCAATTCTATTGAATCAAAAAATGCTCTTGGTTCGTATGCATCCATATGTTCTTCTATATCTCTGCTTAAAATAGAAAGAAAAAGAACATCATTATTTTCGAATAATAAATCATGAAGTCCGACTCCGAAGTTCCTATCGAATTTTCTTTCTCCCTTTCGAGTTAATATTAAATTTCTTATAGACTGTCTTATTGAATTTGCTTCCTTTTTCAGAGAAACATCAGAAGTAAATTCATTTTTAGAAAAATCTATATCAAAATCAGAATTTTTTACTCTTAGAGACATTTAGTGTTACCTTTTATTGTATTTATACAATGTAATATGAGAGTTTAGCCTAAAATCTTACCAAATAATGTTGGTTCTGTTGATTCGTTGGGATCCACGGGATTGCTATCTCGAATTAACGTCAATCCCATCAAATGATTACTTGGAGAATCTATAACGTGATTTATTTCAGCAATCATCCACTTTCCAGATCCTCGTTTTTCTGAATATTTTTGATCCGTTTCTTGTGAATTTGTAATCTTAATTATATCTCCGGGTCTTCGAGAAAAATCACCAGCAACAACAGCGTTTGCAGTTTGTGATTTTATCAATGACATTTGAGCCATCCTGTAAAGAGGAGTATATTTAGGAGTATTCCAATAAGTAGAGTAAGTTCTCAAATATTCCATATATTCCTTAAATCTTGATCCTATGTTTGGACAATTGCAACTACTAATGTTATTGGGATCTTTCCATATACAACCCAACCATTCTTCTCCCAATTCAGATTCAATTAACTCACATTCTCTGATTGTCTTCTTAATGTCTTCTAATTCAGATGCTGTTGGTTTTGGTATTACTTCTCCTGCTTCATCTCTTGGTATCAACTCTTGCATGGGACAATTGCACCAAGGAAAATCATCTGGACATCCAGATTTACTCACAGGACCTTCTGGATTCGCACAGGAATGTCCCACACATTTTGAATACCCACCAGCACTTCCACCACTGTCCATCACAATAAATTGAGCAGCAAAGTTTCTATTAACTCCCAGTTGCTGGAACCAAGCATCGTCTCCCGCACCACCGTCAAGATCTTTATCCGGTTCTAGAACTCCATATTCCGAAGTGCCGCTCATATCATACTTCCATAAATCTTCTTCTGCAATAATAGGTCTTTGTAGTTGTTTTGCTTCGTGAACTGAATATAAAGCACTATATAAATTCCACAGATTCCTATAATAATTACCTGTCCAATACCCATAATAATAAGAATTAGTTCTTTCTGCTTCGTATTCTTCAAGAAGTTTACTGTATGATGGTAAATCGTTTACAAGAGCAACAGCCGACATAGCATTTGTTAAACTATTTTCATAATCTTCTGGTGATATGAGATGCAAGGAGTCTAATTCATCCATGATTTCTTGGAATCCTGCTCCGTATGCGTAGAAGTCTCGGGTACTGTAGTTGTACCCGTAATAATACGAATTATACGTCCCATAATAGTTGGACCAATGAGAATCCCGAGCAGAGTTCACACGGTCAACAAAAACATCATAATGACCAAAAGAATAATATCCCTGAGAATTCCATGATATTGCCTTTGTCCATCTGGTTATGGATCCTTCATCTTGTTTATTCATTCTATAAAGATCAAAAAGAGTTTTATTTTCCGCTCCATACCCCTCGAAAATGTTTCTAACATAATAAGGATATTCAGTTTCTTCCTCTACTGTTGGATATAAGGAAATTGTGTGGGTTTCTGGGTTTGTTGTTTTTATAGCAACATCAAAACCATACGGATCTTGCCCCAAAATGAAAAGATTAGTATCTTTTGCTCTAGGAAACGGCATCTTATTGATTAAAAGAATATAAGGAGCATAATATTCCGAACCGGCATCTTTTCCGTCTATACCATATGGAAATAACTCTAGCGAATCTTCTCCTATTGGACTTTCAAATTCAACTCTAACATAACTGTCCAACTCAAGAATTTTAAGAGGTACTGGTTTATCTGTTTCGACATCTATCGCATAAATGTCGGGATGATTAACGAAATTTTCGGGATCCCAGTCTACATTCATCTCTCCTGTAAATCTGTCAACAACGCCCCGAGGATGGATTATATTCATGAAACCATCCGGCATAGGTTCTGAACACTCAATATGCCATCCAAAGTTTGCATCATCCGCATATTGCTGCTGAAAGAAAGACCAACTTCCATGATTATGACAATTACCATTACTATGACAATGATAATAACCATATGATCGTCGTTCTATCCAATATTCACTCTGGCTTCGAAAATAAGCATTATCTCCACAATCTTGACAATATTTTCCATCATAGAAAGGATGATTACCTTCAAGAAGAGGATCTCTTTCTGGATCATTACCAAGATAAGCCAAATATGGCCATTCATTATCAAATTGTTCTTCGAGATAATTATATCTTCTTGCAAATACTTCATATCTACTTCCTCTGACTGGAAGTCTCTTTATGCTTTTTACATTAAATAAATTTCTCGGTAATTCGTCCTCAATGATAGTTGGCTGTTTTGACAAAGGAAATGCTTTTTTAGATGAAAAATCTTCATATAATTCTACCCATTTATTTTTCCTCACCGTCCATTGACCTCCAAATTCTTCCATTGCATTAACTTTTAATTGAAGGTTTTGATAAAGATTATCATACAATCCCTCTGCCCATGTTCTCAGACCAATATAATCCTGCGATTCAACCGGAACATTAAACCCACAAAATACTTCATACCTATATTCTGGGTCGGGAGGGAAGATGTCCGAGGATCTTCCAGCGGGCCAACCATCAAGATAGTGGTCGTACGCAGTATAACACCCATGAACATGTGCAGAAATACAACTTACTGTTCCACCATCAGTATACTGTCCTATAAAACATGGGCGAGATCCGGGATGGTAGTCATACCTCGTGGGGCCCCAGCGCCAATCGTAGGTGAACCCAACTGCATATGGGGAAAACTCACCACTCGCCCAATAGCCCCAAAAGATATCGTAACTGCTATTCCACTCGTTACCATCATTATCCCAATATCGTCCGCATGAACCACTCGTCATATTATTTAATATATTTTGAAATACTTGTGTTGTTGTCTGTTCATCATATTCATGTATTTCAAAGGCATATGTTAAATAGTTGCTAACATCCCCCCTTAAATAATAAAATTCTGCAATGGTTTGATTCCATACAGATTCCTCATCTTCAATATCATAACTGAGTTGAAGTCCACTCGATGGTAGTTCATCATTTTCTGAATCATAATTTACAACATCTGTAAATGAACCAGCAGCAGCAACAGGAAGTCCCCCTTCAACCTCTGCGGTAGAACCTCCACCAGAAAGACAACATATGGAACATTCATAGACTTCCCATTTCTCTTTGATATTTTTCATATCAATGTATTCTTGATATCTACTTTGCAGTTCACCTTTAATGTTTTCATGAATTGTTCGTTTTACATTAATATCCAATTCTGTTTGATCAAACATTGTTTGCCACAATTTATCTTGTTTGATGCTTGATAATTCTCCAAGAGGATCATGTTCCTTGGGATCGGGATCATTATATTGCTCTGAGAAATAACCATAAAAATCATAATTCTTTCTAGAGGAAATATTAAGATCAAAATCTTCTATGAATGAATCTGGGATCAGAGGATATTCTTCTATACTTTCCCATTTATCATAATCATCATGATAATTATATGAAATAATCTCACTGCTATGCATTGATGAAAAATCAATGTATTCGAAATACGGATCATCAAAAGATGGTTTTATTAATTCATAATATGACTTGTATGCTCCATTTTTCAAATGATGTAAATGACTTGCTTCAGAACCAAGGTGAAAGGCAAATAGTGCATTATTTTCTGCTTGAATCGTAACTTCATATTCAGCAACTGGTTTTTTTTGTTCGCTGATCAAAGAATCAATTGATCTGAATCTCCACCTTTTCATGTCCTGCCAAAAAAGGTAATTCACAGCATATGGATTATTCGCAGAAACTGCATTTTCTGCAAGATCATTCATCAATTGAATAAGAGAAGGAAACCCGACAGTTTTTGCCCAAGGATACATGTTTTGTTTAGACTTCAACCAAATTGAGTTTACAGTTTCCTCAATATCCATGTCTTCTTGTGCAGTGCTGAAATCATTTGCACTTGGATTGAAATATTTGTCAGCAAAAGTATCTACCAATCCATCATCACCGACTATTTTTCCATAAAAATCATTTTCCGAATAAGTCAATTGTTGATTATCAAGATAATAATATTCTGCGGAAGTAAACTCCAACGCCCACTTACTAATTATATTTCTACCCGGAGCAGCCCTCGTTTCAGTTGCAGCGACTTCATCACCCAATAACTTATAATCATGTATGTAAAAATCTATGACTTGATCAGAATTGTCAACACCGGGAGTTTCAATCTCTAAATGTAATATTTCATTTCCTGTAAAATTAAATTCTTGACCTATTGCAGATGGTTCCCGAATAGTTACACTACCGCTCAATGCTGGTTGGAACATTCCTTCTTTGATTACAAGGTTGTTAAATAAACTTCCCCCCTCCTCTGGAGTGGGGAATAGTGTGATTTTTGTTCCACTACTTGGTTTTTGTATTTCGAGTTTTCTGATCAGAACATCTGAATCAAAAACTGCTTCAGTTGAAGTTGCCATAATATATTCCTATGCAGTGAGTGTTATAATTGAGGTAGTTCCCCGAGCAATTTTACTTTGGATTAGTACTTTAAATTCATCGTATATTTTTCCAATTAGTCTTGGATGAACTAACTTTATTTTTCTTTTTTCAAATTCGTTTTCGTACATGTCATCTTCCACAGTTTTCACAATGAACCCAGTATCAAGAGTTTGGTTGTTTATATATTTATATAACATGGTGTCATCTATTTCTACCTCACTCACAACATCAGAACATAATCCTTTATTGCTGTTGATTGTTCTATATGGAATTTTTGTAGCATTTGGAGGACCACCGGGAATTGGACCACCCCCAGTAGCAGTGGTATATGGACTTATATTCCACGTTCCATATTTAAATTTTGATGCCCCAGTTGGAATGCTTGTAACTTTTTTTGCTATAAAACTCGTACTTCCAAAACCACATCCTGTTGCTGCTTGCACAAAGGGAAAACTAAATCCGTCTTGACCTTGTATTTTTCGAACAGCAAAAACTCTGTCCCCATCACTCAAAGAAAAATTAGGACCTTCTCTATTGACATTAATTCTCATTAACTCTCTATCGAAGGATTCTATCATTGCATAATTACCCTCTATACCAGTAACACCATCTGGACAATCATCACCGGAACAGAGATCTCCTCTAACAATGAAATCACCCTTCTTAAAATTTCTATTATCTTCTACAAAAATACTTTTACCATTAAGATAACCATCACTTAAAAATCTTCTTTGTACTTTAGACTGGCTCATAGGCCATTCTTTTTCTACATTAACAATATTATTCGACAACAGAACTACCCAAAACCACCTTGAATCTCCATATATTTTAAATGCAACATCATCTGGTGTTTCACCATCCTCTATAATATATTCGATGAAATTTCTCATATCGTTTCTGGTTTCTTCTGTGAACGCAACTCTTCTGAATAAATCAGTTACTTGTAACCTGACCTCCCCATCACCTCTATTGAAATTATAATCGAATTTTGGTAGATTTTTTAAATACATTTAAATCAGTTCTTTCCATGAGAAACTTTAGCGACAGAACGACTAGAGAGTTCACCCTTAAATGGTGATCTAACATTTGGTTCAAGTTCTTGATATTGTAATGTTAAAATTGTTGTGGTTGGACTTGGGTTGTTTCTATCACCAAAACCAAATGGACCTCCTGCACCAGTTTTATCAATTGATACTGATTGTAAGACTGATACTTGGGGACTCATATCCCATTGTCGTTGTCTAGATCCACTTATGGAGTTATAAACACCAATTCCCCAAAGAGGGGGGTGATACATTTTACTACTTCTCTCTATTGCAGCCTTTGGATATGCAAGTCTTTGAAATTCTTTACATATTTGATCTATATTGTCTGCTTCTTGTTGATCTTTTGGTGTCATTTCAAATGCATATTGAAAAGTTCTTAGTCCCGCACCTGAGAAAATTGCTTCGGTCAAATCTGCATCCACTCTTCCTAATTTTTCAGTCGCTGCTGTTGCAATATTATCAAAAAAACCAAGAGTCAAAAAAGATCCAATAGCATTTAATCCACCCTCTACTGCTCCACCAGCAAGATCTCGGAGGGTATGCATACCAAGAGAAGATTCTGGTGACTCTCCTTCTTGGTAATTTATACTATTGTTTGTATTCATGCGTTTTGGAAGGGCTAACCAAATATCAGCAGTAGAATCTTGTTCTAGACCAACTCTTTGAGCCCTCAAGTTTGCTTCGGAACTATAACCAAAGGACTTAAAGTTAATCCAGAGAGGGATTTCATCTGCTACGAAACTTGTAGGATATGCTAATGCTGCCATTTTATTCCTCTATTTAAGAACTCTTTACTATATATGATAGACGGAGAATTGTTGTGGCGTATAAAACAAAATATAATCCCAAAAATAAATCTAAGTATATAGGAAATCCATCGAAGATAATTTGTAGATCTCTTTGGGAAAGAAGGGTGTGTAAATATTTGGATGAAAATAAAAATATCATTCGATGGGGCAGCGAAGAAATAGCCATTCCTTACTATTCTCCCGTAGATAAGAGAGTACACAAGTACTATCCAGACTTCATCGTGGAGAAGAAGACACCAACTGGTGTAGAAACCTTAATAATTGAAGTAAAACCCAAAAAACAGACGGTAGAACCCGAAAGAAAGAAAAAGAAAAAATCAACATACATCAAGGAGTGTATGACGTATTCAGTAAATGAATCAAAATGGAAAGCCGCAAGAAAAGTATGCAAAGAAAAAGGCTGGAATTTTGTAATATTAACTGAAGATCATATCCTTCCTTAAAATAAATACTCTAAAGGGCATTCATATGGCAACAAACAACATACAAGAATTTCGAGACACATTTCTTAAACAAGGTATGCAAAGAGCATCACAGTTTAATGTTCAGATGCAAGGTCCGGGAATGTCATTGTTCGAATTTCAACCAGAATCAGTCACCGTTCCCGGTAGAGAACTTCAGATTTATCGAGATGAACTTTGGGGACCAGAAAGATCTATTCCCGTGAAGAGAACCTTCAATAGTGCAATCATCACAACCTTTGCAATGGATAGAGAATGGAAAGCAAAGGACTACATTGAAGAGTGGATGGATAAATTAGTCACCCCATATGCAGACGGAAACATGAGACAAAGTTACACAGACACGATAAAGAATTGCACTTTAAATATTGAAGCGATGAATAATGATGGGACAACAGCAAATGCTACAATCGTTGTAGTTGAACCATGGCCTCAAACTATAATGCCTCTCGACATGGGACATGCAATGTTCAATGACTATGTTAGAATGCAAGTGTCGTGGGCATACAGAAGATATGATTATTAATTTGACAAAGGAAAATGATTATGAATAAATTAGCGGCTCTGATTGCAGAGAAAACACCAATATATCCAGTTATAATTCCATCTACTGGAAAGAAAACAACATTTAGACCTTTCTTCGTAAAAGAAGAAAAGATTCTTCTAATGGCACAAGAGAGTCATAATGATACGGAAATTTTATTAGCAATAAAAGATATCATTGAATCTTGTGTTGAGGATGTGAAAGATGCACAAAATCTACCCCTATTCGATATAGAATATCTTTTTGTTCAATTAAGAGCGAAATCAGTGGGGGAAGTTGTGGAACCGATATTAGTATGTCCAGATACTGGTGAAAACATACCACTCAAAGTTAACCTGACAGAAGTTACTATTATCAACGACAAAAATCATAATAATAAAATTAAGATTGCAGATGACATCATGGTTAAAATGAAATACCCATCAATAAGTATTTTAGAAAAGAGAGGATCAGTAATAGATTATTCTAATCCATCTTCATTCTATGATCTAATTGTTGATTGTATAGAGACAATTCAAACAAAAGACGAGTCAATAGTAGCAGAAGAGTTAATGAGAGAGGAACTCGAAGAATTTGTTGATAGTATGACGAAGGAACAATTCAATCTACTTCTTGATTTTTTCATAACTTGTCCAAGACTCGAACATGAAGTGAAATATACTGCATCTGATGGAAAGGAAAGAACATTTGTATTGAGCGGGTTAGGAGATTTTTTCGAATAGCCCTCAGCCACATAAACCTCACGGAGTATTATAAACTAAACTTCCAACTCATGCAACATCATAAATATAGTCTGACAGAATTAGATATTATGATACCGTGGGAGAGAGACATTTATCTGGCTTTACTGAGGGCTTACATCGAACAAGAGAACGAGAAAATACTACAACAGCAATCAATGAATAAACCATATAGGGGAATGTAATGAAGCAACCTAATTTTAAAAAATCAATAATAGATTATTTTGAAAATAGAAAAAAATCAAAGAAGAGTACAGCAAACAGTAAAAAGAAAGGTTTGTTGTCATCTTTATCTGCTTCTGCTCCAGCAAAAACCAAAAGATTACGAAATAGAAAAGAAAAAGAAAGAAGATTTATAAAGTATCATGTAACTCCTCTAGCAAAGAGTGATACTCAATTAAATTTTAAACCCTCATTCTATAATATGCCTGATATAGAAACTCCTGTCGATCAAACTGTATCACCAGAACCTAAACCAAAAGAAAAACCAACAAATAAAATAGAAACAATAAAACCAAAAAAGAATACACAAACTGAAATCAAATCAAAAGAAAAACCAAAGAAGAAGGTTCAACAACAGAAACCATTAGTAACACAAAATAACAATAAGAACAGATATTCTTCTGTAGACATTGAACGTCCGTTAAATGATTTGAGGAAATCTATATTGTCAATCCTCAAAAACAAAAAGGATAAAATTATATCTAAAGATAATAAAATTATCCAAACAGAAGTATTGAAACCAAAGGAAGTTGTTTCGAATAAAGCAAAATTCCTATACCAAGAACCAGAAAAAAAATATACTCTCGAAAAAGAAAATGTCACGAAAGAAGTATCCTCCGTGAGCGATACCAAACCGTCAACTACAGTTGAGAACCATTACTCCAATCCAATTTATAATAATATAAGCAACACATATTCTACTTTTAAAAATGGAATAACAAAATCAATATCTAACAACACCAAGTCACCTAGTGTCTTTAATACATTTTCTCCTACAAATAAAACATCAAACATCACAAGAAATCAAAAGTATGTAAAAATGAATAGTGTAGAACCTCTTGCATTCAATGAAAGCCAAGAAGCGTCCGAAAATTCATCACCAAATACAATGACGAACATTCAAACATTAAGTTTGAATAAAAAAGTAATGAATTTAGATACTGTGAACAAAAAAATGAATTCATTTATTGATAAGCATTTTTCAATTAATAGACGATACCAAAAATTACATTCAGGAACAGGAATAAGAAAACTAAAAGTTCACTCAATACCTGCTAAAATATCAAGAACTCTACTCGACAATGAAGAAGAAGTACCTGTCATTCCGGGTCTTGCAAAGGGTGGTATTGTAACACAACCAACTCCTGCGATCATTGGTGAAGCAGGTCCTGAAGTTGCTGCTCCCCTGAAAGATCTTCCGGGTATTCTTTCAAAGTCTCAGGATCTTCAAATGCAAAATAAAATGCCAATTAAAGAAGCAAATACTTCTCTTGCTATGAACAATGCACTTAAATCTGCACCGAAAGAAAATGGATCAGAAAATGGTGGCAATAACACATTAGTTTCAAACGTACCTGTCACTACCAATAATACAAATATGGGAATGGCTGGTAACTCTTCCAATAAATTCTCAGATAGTGCCCACGGAAAATTCCGAGTACCCGAATGGCGAAGTGGAATGGGATAAGAAAAAGAGGAGGCATAAAGCCTCCTCTTTTTTATTTACAAACGCTAATTAAACTTAGGATTCGTTAGCAAGTTTCTCGAAATAACTGAGAGCGTCTGTGCTTTCTTCTTCCTGATTCGAATTGGTTTCAGAAGAAGTATTCATGTCCACATTCTCTGCGGTTGGTGTAGATTCAGATGAAACTACATTACGAATATCCGAACCAAGAACTTCATTCATTCTCTTCTTCAATTCGTCATATGACTTGAATGTGGTTGGATCAGTAAACTCACCCAAAGCATACTGCGTCTTCCACAGTTCTTCCAACTTCTCATCGTCACCGTCGAAAAGTGCAGAAGCAGATTCAAATTCCGACTTATCATAATTAATAAATCCTGCAACCTTACGAACCTTCAACTTGAAATTTGCACCCGTCCAGAAATCGAATGGATTGATTGGATCTTCATCAGCAAACTCCGGTTGCATTGCTTCCTGAATCTTATCGAAGATCTTCTTACCATACTTGTAAAGGAAAATCTTTCCTTCGTTCTGCGGATTTGCAGGATCGCTTACCACAAGAATGTTGGAAGTGTAGTGCAATCGACGCTTACGCTGTCGAGCGATATCCTTATCGCTTTCAATTCCACTGTTCCAGAGTTCAGTGTTCATTTCTGAAACAGGATCCTTCTCTCCCAAAGTGGTACGAGACTTCTCAATATACCAACCACCCTTACCCTTGAAACCATGTGAGTAATACTTCGCCCAAGGAAGATCCTCACCATCAACGGCAGGAAGGAACCGAATAACAGCATAACCGTTACTGGACTTGTCCAACTCTGGACGCCAAAAACGGTCATCTTTATAGGAATCCTTAGAAGTCGTCATTGACTCCATCTTCTTTGTTAGATCTTGAATGCTTGATTTTGAACGATTCTTAAAATCTGAAAATGACATATGATGTCTCCTTATTTCTCACGGTTCTCCCGTGTTCTAAAATTCAGTAGGAACTCCCTACTACGATGTCTGTATTATACTATACAACCAAGACAAGTCAAACAGGTAATTTGGAACTTCTTGGTAAAATATTTGTTTTTTGTCCCTCAAGGTGCAGTTTCTCTACAATAGGCTTTGAAAGAAATTTTGCCGCTAACTGAGGTTCTATGTTATGCTTTTCACATAATTCAAGAACAGCATCAATATAACCTCCACCATTGTTTATGACATGATTTTCCACATCTTTTGAAAATACATCTTCAACATTCTCTTCAAATATCATATAAATTACTCCCTTGTTTAACAATTATAAATATAAGGTATTGTAGCACGCATTAACCCTTATTCATATATATAATTGTAATATTGACGATTTAAAGTCTTAAAGATCTTGGAGAAAAACAATGTCGCATACCAGTTCCCACGGTGGAGATACAGGTTCAAATATCATCATTCAGGTTTATGGCAATACCGCAGAAATGGGTACTGATTTTGCTGAAGGTGGTGATGTAGGACTCACTCATGCACACGTTCCCCTATCTAAAATAGCATGGGGTGATAGCACACTTTCCAAGAGAGTAACCGAAACTCAACCATTACCAGTAAAACTATACGGAACAACAGGTCCCATTGGAGTAACTTGGGACAATACCTCCGATGTCACAGAAATAGCAAACTTCAACTACAATAATGATCACGGTTCATATCCCCGTGATCTGATATATCTAGCAGTTGCAGGTTCCACTTCAGGTCCATCAAATGATGGTTCTGGTGGTAGAGTAGGAACCAGTGGTCCAGTCTGGGGTGTTCCGGGAGCAACAGCAATTGCAATCACTGGTGATGTTCGACTTATGGATTCATATTCGATCACAATTAACGGAGCAACTGCTGGTCGTGCTGGACTGTCTCAAGTAGAGTGGGATCAGGGAACTTCTGGTGGGTTTGGTATTCCCGTAAATGTAACTGGTGGTAGAAGATTGTGGTGTGGTACTGAACAGGTGTCCAGAAATGTTGACAGCGTTCTTGTGACTGGTTCTGTTGATATCAGTGGTGGTAGAGCATTAGCCGCTGGTACTGATTCTATTAAAGTTTATGGTTATGATGGGGAAGTCGCAGTACGCACCATTTTACACAAAGACGAAGGTGCTACCGCAGGATTCTCTGGTGATGCACTTAAGGTTGCAATTACAAATACAGATGCAAACCTCACGATAAATGTTTCAAGTACTCATGGTGTAACAAATGACATCAAGACAGTAGATGCAGAAGCAGCAGACGGAGCATTGAAAGTACAAGGTGTCTCTGGTGGTGCGCCACTTGTCATTCGAGGTGACAATAGTGGTGCAGTTGAAATTACTGCAACAAGTGCCTTGAACACATCTGTGAGTGGTACTGTAACAATTGATGACAGCAATATCACAAACTCGCTAGAATCAAACAGCAAACCTCTGATTCAGACCCTTGATACAATCAAGACAAATGTTGCTCCGGTTTCCTCTATTCGAAACGATTTAACTTCCGGTAATATTCGAGTCAGGGTAACTGAAACTGTAAGACCAAATACCGTAATTTCTGGATTCCAGAACAGCACAAGTAGTGCAGCACAATTAGCGTCAAATAAATCCGTTTATAGTGGTGTAAATATTAAATCACATCCAAATAATACTGCAAATATTATGGTAGGTGGTTCTGATCTTATCAGAAATTCAGATGCTGGTTATCCTCTCGAACCCGGTGAAGCAATATTCATAGAATGTGATAACTTAAGTAAAGTTTATATTCGAAGTGATGGGAAGACCTCTGGAAAGATTCACTATATAGGTTCGTAAAATGGCAAAATCTAGTAGTAGAAAAAATTATAAAAGATCCAGACCATCTAAAAAAGAAGTTCAAGACAGATCTGTAGTTTTTGAAAATATTAGAAGTACTACATTTTCAAAGCATCAAATATCATTCTTGGACAGTGTAGATGATTTGTATAGAAATAATAATCCTATAACTACTACACCTACTATTGCATTTACTGATCCGTCATCGGGAACTTCAACTGTTCTAATTGATTATAGTCATGGTAGAAATGAAGAAGACTTACTAGCATTACGATCCTTGTTTCTAAACACAAATAGAGGAACGCAATTTACACTCTCAGATGCTTCATGGCAATCACCCTTGGATATAAATTACGAAACAGCAGATTTATCTGGAACTTATGAATTCATTTCTTATGAAAATAATCTAATTATAGCAAAAGCAGTTAGCGTAACATCAGCATCTTCTGTTCATATGACATATGATGCAAAGTATTTTACAAATGTTCCCCAACTAACAAAAAATATATCAAACACAAACGAAAACATTTCAGCGATACAAAATATTTTAGGGTATAATTCCAATAAATCATTTTCTAAGTCTTTAGGATTAAATGAGTATTTTATAAGACACAATGAAGTGTGGATCACTGTGGGGGGTTCGGTTAAAAATACTGGAAAACTTAAAGTTGTTAACTATAAAATAGACGAAGAAGGAAAAGAAATTTTATATGTGCAAAATGATATCACCGAAGAAAATTTCTTATCCTCAACTGATGGTATTTTACAGATTAATGTCTATAAAAAAGAAGGTGTGACATTACACACAGATACAGTTCGTAGACGAACATCTACACAAGAAGAACACGAAGAAGAAAACCACTCGAATAGAACACCAAATCCAGTATCGCAACCTCGCTCCAATTCAGACGGTATGCATCATGATGGGGAGGGAACCGGTCTATCAGCGAACTCGATAGGTTCTCTGCAATTTTGGAGTAATATTTCGGAAGAATATAGATTAAATCTTGATCAATTTTCCAAAAATTTACCAACTATCCTCGGTAGAAAAAGAAATAAAATTGAAAGAACTTTCAACATTAGTGTACAGAGAATAAATGGCAAAAACAAATATCTTGTAAATGGAAAAGAACAAAAACGACTTCTACTAGAAAAGGGAAAAACATACGTTTTCAAACAAATTCATTCCAGCAACGAAGGACACCCTTTAAGAATATCAAAAGTTCATGATGGTACTCATAGTAAACCCGGAACTGTAGTTTTCGGTGGAGTAAGTTCCAAAGGAACCATAGGTAAAACTGCAACAACTACATTTAATGTTGGTGTGTTGCATGATGAACTTTATGTGTTTTGTCAAAATCATCCGGGGATGGGATTTGCTTTACAAATAAAAGATCCCAATAACGTGTCAATAAATACCACTTCTCCTAGAGTTAGATCATCTAGAGAGACTACACCAATTCCATCTCAAGATACTACCACTCCGACACAACCATCAATGGATACTAGTACCCCAATGAGGTCCACAACTACTAGAACCACCTCCACAACCACTAGAACATCCTCTGGAGGAGGTGGTGGTGGATATGGATATTAGTCGATTAAAAACTCAGAAGAGTTTGGTTTGGGATCTGTTTCCAGTAACAGTTTAGAAACAGAACTAGTAGACATCCATTCACTAGATCCATCTTCATATTGCAGTTTAACGGCTTCTGTGTCTCCACTATCCGAGTCTACTGCATCAATTACTTTTCCAGTCTTTAGATTGTTTCTGTTGACTAGAGATTCGCCTAATTGGTAAATATTTTTATCATTCATAAAATCAAACTCCATTTGTTTATACATTGTAATCCTCTATATTTAGTCTTTGCATTCCTTCGTTTGTAGAATGCCATATATTATCAAACAAAGAAACACACCAAGGTAAACATTTACTACAAGGTTTTGATATTCTCATGTCACCAAACCGATTATATCTAAAGTTTACTAATGTTAAATTATCTTTCGGTCCTCTATATCGAAGCAATGCATCTAATTCGGAATGAACCTCTTCAAACCTATATCCAAATTTTTTTGCCATAGGATGTGTTCTAAAATTATTAGTACCGACAGAAACAATTTCATTTTTACGAACAATAAGAGAAACGTGTTTCTTGGATCGTTGAATTTCTTGAGAAACAGGAAACGCAACACGAATACATTTATTTAGTTTAGTTTCAAGCATTGTTGATAGTATTAACGATATCGTTTTCCATTACCTCTTCTGGAAGTTTTGGAAGGTGCGTTTCCCTTACCCTTCTTAGATCTACGAGGTGAACCAACCTTAATACGATTTGCTACAGAAGGATCATAACCTTTGTTCTTTGCCATTATAATTTACCTCAAGTTGTAAGTTTAAGATCTGGTGCGGGAATACCAGCACCTTGAATCCCACCAGCACCCGCTGTAGGAACAACCAAACCACTACCAAAACTGGTGTTATATTGATTCTTCAATTCGTCTTGTGCGTCCACAATAAAGACGACAAATTCGTTTTTAATTTCAACACCCTTTTCATAACTTGCATAAGGCATCCATTGACCAAGAGCAAGTTGTTCTCTTCCTGCCGGGATGAGTATTGCGGGGTTCTTTAGGGTGATAGAATCTTCATTTATATCTACTTTGGAAATCAATTCTTCACCACTAGACAATCTAACTAGTTTTACCATTTTGTTTTTCCTTTTTCTGTGTTTGTGGAACTTTTTTAGGATTCTTTTTCTTTTTACCAAAAGCAGATTCCCAACCTTCGTCCCATTTTTTCTGATCTACTTTTCTATAACTATCGCCTTTACCAGCATTACCATCAACCATCACAAAAACTTTCTGTTCCGGGAAGATTAGAAATCCATTCTTCTGCTACCCTGATGTCTTCTGTGACATTATCGCATTCGCAGCGATCAAGTGGTGTACAAACTAAATCACAGGATTGATAAATCAGTTTTGCTTTCAATCCTCTAATTATTTCATCTGTTAATTGGTAAATGTGATTGTTTTCATCATTCATAATCATCTCCTTGATAATGATATAAAGTATTCTACACTATGTAGACAGAAATGCAATGAAAAAGGGGACTGATTTTCATGCAATTTGCACTACTCTTCAGTCCCCTTATGATTCATGGACGGGTGGGAATCAACTTTACCCACAACTTTCGAGGTCACCTAGTTGGTATTCTCTACTCGCACTACGCTTGAGTTAGTTAGACTCTGCTACACTCATTTGAGCATTCACACCCCACTACAGGGAACCGCATACATTATTCTCAGTAACTAAAAATATTCTGTCACCGTCCTATGCACGGGTAATTAATCCGCACATATCTTTATTCAGTTTTCAAAATCCTTAGATGGAGCAGAACCCCACCCAAGGCATAATATAAGGAATCGAATCAGACGATTCCGGCACGCTGTGCGAACGGGTTATCGGTGTAACCGTGGAACTTCATTCCGTATCGAGTCTTACCCGTGGGGGAAGGGCAAGTGTTGACACTCCAGTTACCGTATGCTTCAACCTGCGACTTAATGTTGCTGATGGTTGCTCGCATGTTACCGACACCGAAACGGCTTCGAGCCTCATTTGCGGTGAGAGTCTTGCCCGATGCAAGATAATCCATAACTCGACGCTTCTTAGACATAGTGTTGCTCATTTTGCAAACTCCTGATTGCGGCTTTCACATAGAAAAGGATTGAATGCTTGCCGCTCCTGCATCCGTTCCTTGATTGTCATACGAGTAGTATACCTTACTACTCCATAGTTGTCAACCCTGTTTTCTGACAAAAGAGAAAATCTCTTCAACGCCATTCATAATATCTTCGTGGGTAGGATTAGCATCTTGCATTCTACTTTCAACATGCTTATACATGTCGTAACGCATCTTCTGATTTTCAAGTGCCACCTGCTGCATACCTTGCTGCATCATCATCTGCTGCTGCTGATGCATACGAGGATCCATTCCCTTGTTTGGCATACCAGCACCCTGTTCAGGCATCTTTGGAGCGGGAATAGGTTCGCCATTTACCCACTTATCCAGAATATCCTTACCTCTAAAACCACAAACATTAGCGCCTGTTTTAACATCAACAAACAATGGAGTTCCGCAACGAATATTGTGCTTCTCCATAATTTCCTTTGCCTTACCTCCCTGTTCGGGATCTGAGACATCTAATGTTGTAATACAAACGCCTTCTTCTTTGAACTCTTCAATTACGGGATCGGCTTTTTTACACCAACCGCAACTGGGATTCTTAATATAAATCAATTCACTATTTGCACAATCACCCATTTTGTTTTTCCTTTATATAAAAATGTGTTAGGTTTGTTTGCTTTTCTTGAATTTTCCTAGAATTTGCTGCCGTTGGTACTTCGTGCCAAGGAAACTCATCCGTAGGAACCTTATTGATATTTATACCGTGTCTATGTAGATCAAATGTAGATTTATGATAACTGTAAATATTTAATTCAGAATCAACACCGTGCATCCAATCTATACCTATTTGATAATACCAGTATGAAACTCTTCCAGATTTAGTTCGAACCGAACCTCTTTCGGGGTATTCATCTTCATTTGAAATTCTCTTAGATTTAGGAAGAGATCTACTGGTGACTGGAATGATCTTATTCTTCCCCAACCATTTCACTTGATGCCAAAGTGGCATCTTATCATTATTTTCGGACTGTAACGATATGATGTCGCAAGGATGATCCCTTGAACCATCGGGAGCAAAAACCACCCAACCACGTTCGATTATCATTTTCCGAACAGTGATCTCGGCTAAATCTTTGTGTTGTTCTGAACCGACAGTATAAGACATTCATATTCCTTAAATGGGTCAGGTGGGACTCGAACCCACGACCGACGGTTTAAAAGACCGTTACTCTGCCAACTGAGTTACTGACCCTAACGAGTCAGTGTTTCAACTCCAACTGAGAAGGTAATGGTGATTCATAATAAATATCAAGACCCAAAGCCTTTGCAAGATGCCATTCTGCCTTTGCACCTTTACTAGTTTCCCACTTAGACATCATATACATTGCAGTACATTCGTCACAAATAGCAACCATATCACGCTTGAGTGCTTGACGCATATACTCATGGTCTTCATAGTTGTTATCTGGATCAAACTGCATAGGACCATTAATTGGTTTATCATCATTTCTATCAAGATCTGCTGGGTTAATTACATTCCAACCTTGATCTTCAAGAACCTTTGCTTGCCGGTCAAATGCAGGATAATTATAATCGTCAAATCCTCTCATGGGACCTGCAATGTAAATTGTAGGTTTTCGCAATTCTCTAATCATTCGTTTCATCCACATTCTGCCTGAAACTTTTCAAGTTTCTCAATATCTTCTTGTACCATTTTAGACAAATTTTGATTTGCTTCTCTTAGTTCTTCGATTTGTTTGATCAATCTTTCAATTGATTCCCTATATTCTACTCCCTTAAAGAACAAATACAAGGACAAACAGAAAAGAACACTAAAACAAATTAAGAAAATTAATTCATTTATCATCATGAATCTCCAAACACAGTATTCAACTGGCGATTTACTCGAACAAAAGTAGTACACTTGGGTAGTTGCTTAATCGTTCTTGCTCCCGTATAGGTACAAGCACTTCGAACGCCTCCTAGAATCTGCTGAATCGTATCATCAACGGGACCTCTATATGGCACCTTCACCGTCTTTCCCTCAGATGCTTTGTATGTCGCTACACCACCACTATGTTTGTCCATTGCTGTGTCGCTAGACATACCATAGAACACCTTGTGAGACGCTCCAGAATCGTCTGTGACGAGTTCTCCTGCACATTCTTCGTGTCCAGCGAGCATTCCCCCCAACATAACGAAGTCTGCACCTGCACCGAAGGCTTTTGCGACATCACCCGGCGATTGGCACCCTCCATCCGCCATGATGAACCCGCCCAGTCCATGTGCTGCATCGGCGCATTCGATTACTGCGGACAGTTGAGGATACCCAACCCCCGCAATTTTCCTCGTTGTACATACGCTCCCGGGCCCGATGCCAATCTTTATAATGTCCGCGCCTGCGAGGAGAAGTGCTTCCGTCATCTCCGCTGTTACTACGTTCCCTGCAATTATAATCTTTTCCGGCCATCGTTCTTTGACCTCCCTTACAAAGTCAACAAATTTTTGAGTGTAACCGTTTGCAACATCAAGACAAAAGAAATCCCAATGATAGGCAAATTCTTTTGCGAATGCATCATTAATTAGCATTTCTCTATCTTTGATGCCAAAAGAAAGTGCTATATTACTTTCTTCGTTTGCTAAAGACTCCCAATCTGCGGGATCATGTCCATGCTTACTCAAACATGTAATCATATTATGACGAGAAAGAGCCCTACCCATGGCAATAGTCCCGGTAGTATCCATGTTTGCAGCAGCAATTGGAACTCCAGTCCATATATTACCATTCTTAAATTTAAACGTCCGGTTCAAGTCCACATCTTTACGGGATTCAAGAACCGAACGCTTTGGTCTTATTAGAACATCACTATAGTCGAGTTTTGTTTCTTCTAGAATTTTCATCGGGCCCTCTCATACTCTCTGTTTAGTCGGCGAACATTCTCCTTACCCTTCGCAATGAAAACTTCACCAGCAGTCTTATGACTATAAACCATGCGAGCAATAAAAGGCTGAGCGTGCTTATCTGCACAGTTTACACAATAGTTAGTATCTGGAACTGCATTCAACCTAGCCTCTGGAATTGCAGTACCACAATCAAAACAATTCATTTCATAACTCCCATACGCTTAATGATACGATTTGTAATTACACAATCACCCAAGCGATGCATGTTGCGTTGCTTGGTGATACCTTTACCCTGTCCTGTACGAAGAACAGTATGTCCCTTGATTGCGTTACCTTCTCGTTCTGCTTCAAGATCAAACTTGTCAAGCATTCTTTTTGGCATATCAATACCTACTGTTAGGAACCTTGCGGAACTGTCCCGGCATACCAACCTCGACATCATAACTTGCACTACGGCAAAGTTGCTCCATCTGCTTCTTGTTGAGTCGATGTCCGGGGGTATAGTCTACTGTATTTTCTACAGTGATAACTTCCCAGCATTTAGGATCTTTCACATCAACCATTACATAGTCGAAAGTTCTACCACCACGGTTCGGATTCTTAATGCTCTTCTTCACTTGCTTCTGCTTACAGCACTCGTCATATTCAATTGTGATTTTTGATTTGTTCATAACGTATCTCCAATAGGCTGGGTGAGATTCGAACTCACGACTCTCCGATTATGAGTCGGGTACTCTGACCGCTGAGTTACCAGCCCTTATGTGTAATGAGCCGGGTGGGACTCGAACCCACGAATACATCGTTATAAGCGATGCTGCTAATGCCATCCGCATCCGGCTCTGATTCAACCGGATATGGATATGCGTGTTTTCTTGTTTCGCACATGTCCATTTTCATTCTTGTCAAGGTAGTTTGATTTCTGACGATCTTCGTCGTGTCCTAAACGATAGTTGATAACGTCAACTTTGTTTCCTGAAATGCGAACCAATCGTTCCTGACATTCAATATCAGAAAATGTCCAAGCAACAATTTGGTTTGCTGCTTTGATCGCTTCCTCTTCGTCTGTACCCAACGGAATGTCAATGTGTAATCTGTATTGCATGGTGTTCATTATACCTTCGAAAGAAACCTTGTCAAGTCTTTTTTTAACACGCCCGGCAGGATTCGAACCTGCGACTGCCGGATTAGAAATCCGATACTCTATCCACTGAGTTACGGGCGCTTAGTACGAGCGGTGGGATTCGAACCCACACTCCCATTACAGGAAACGGATTTTAAGTCCGTCGCGTCTGCCGTTCCGCCACGCTCGCGGAGATCTAAATTGGTTTGTGTATTTTACTGTCGAGATATTCATGGACATGCGCCCAACCATCTAAATCATCACTATCCACATATTCACGATAACGATCATAGTCCAGTTCCTCCCACTTTCCACCAAAGTCTTTTTCTGGTGAATTGCAGGAGTATTCTGGTCCCTTTTTCTTTATCACACCACGAAAATGTTCCTTCATTTCTTCGAAGGTTCCATTCGATGTCCATAGCCAGTATTTCCAGCCATACTCTTGTTCAACTAAAACCTTTGTGATCATGCGTATATTATACTCTGGTTGGAGTCCGTGTCAATGTCAATCTCTACCAGTACCGAATATTTCTTTCGTCTTTTCTGTCTTCGGTGCATTCTGCCGCATCCAGTTTATAACCTGTTGCTTTACGGCTGTTTCTCCAGCCATAGCCTTTCCGGGTTGCTTCAATGTTATATACTTGAAATCCTTTACGACCACTCTACCATCACTTCCATCAAATGGCTTTCCTGATTTGGGATCGGTATAAAACACGGTATGTTTCTTTCCGCCGAGAATCACATGAACTGCACCATTCACGCCTCTTGGTGTACCAGTTTTGATGAAATTATACATTGTTTCAGATGCACCTTCATGAGTCTTTAATAGAACATCATCAGGAACAACTCTGGATCTATCTTTGTTTTGTTGAACTGCGATGTGGTAATTTGTGAGAACCCAAACAATATGAATATTGGCAGGATCGTAGCCACTTTGAATTAGTGCAGGTATTGTTTCGTTTATGTCTCCTCGATCTTTCAGAGTGACATCAAACATAATATTCGGAAGTCTTCCTTCCTTCGCCTGTCCGAGCATGAGATCAAGTGTCTTGTCCTTGATTCCCTTCTCTTTTATAAATTGATGAAGTTTAAAAACATCCTTTGGTTTTCTTAAATTCAATCGGCGAAGTTTTGCATACTTGTTTTTGATTTTGGAAAGTTTCAGAAACGAACTTTTCCATGCATCAACATCTCGAACTTTGAATTTTGTTCCTTCGAGAAAGTTTGAGATTGCAAAGCCCTTTCCAGATCCTGCACCCCCTGCAAGGAATACAACCTGTCCGTACCTAGCACCCCTGCCAAGAACGATAACTTTCTCTTCAAGATGTTGTTTGAATGATCTCATGCTTTATTTATAACTTACCAGTCCTGAAGAATCCAAAGTCCGTAAACCTCATCCTCATGAATAATTCGTTCTTCATTTGTTTCATATTCACGAACTGTAACTTTATTCTTCCTGTGATTTATAAAATGTGCAAGATAACCACTCTGTCCATAGTCATTGCTGACATAGACATCTTTCCCCACATAATCATCCCACGATTCATCCTTTCGAAGTCCCATCAACATCATATCCTTTTCTAATATCCATTGGTAACAATTCAGACAATGCTTTCATTATTTTGGCGAGATCATTATAGTTAATCTCATCCAATAAGTATTTCTCATAACCTTTTACTGCACTTTCACCTGCTTCAATTAAATCTTGAAGCCACCTGCTCTTGTCTTCCGGTTCTTTCCATTTTCTTTTTGCTTTTTTCTTAGCCATTGGACTCCTCCTATCAGAAGGTATTACTCGAATTTCTCCTGATTTGTTTCCAGTCTTTCGACAGTTGCTGGATAAAAACTTCTCCAGTCGTTTTTTACAACATCCCAAACAACGATCAATTCGGGATTTGTACGAAGAGTCACTTCTTCTGAAATTTTGAGTCTTTGTGATTCTACATTTGGAATTTCATTCGGATCCAAAGTACAATACATTCTGCGGAATCTTTGATTTGATACTTTTCGAAAGATAACTTCGCAGACACTTTCTTGAAGACTTTGTTTGATTTCTTCTCTATTAAACATTCGCAATCCTCACTAATAGTTATGTTTTCAGAGCATCCAAATGCACTAATTTATAAAAAAAGAATGGAGCAGCCAGACGACTGCTCCATTCGGTTGAGAGAATTGACTTCACCAAAGTCAACTGTCGCTGGATGCGGGTGTCAGTGCAATCCCGCCCTTCCTTCCACGGATGAAGGAAATTCTATCTCCGTAGTGTTCGCTCAACATCTTACGAACAACAATCGAAGAGACTCCTGCCTTTTCGGCAAGGTGCTTTACAGCGACTCGCTCGCCATTCTGGATGGCACTCTCAATTGCGTTATAGTCAATACTTACTACATCAAACTTCATTTTGTTCTCCTTTGAAGATGCTCATAGTGTAACATACATAGAGCAGATGTCAATATGGTTTCTCAAATTTCGTCCAACATTTCTGTGACGAATTCTCGAATCTTCATTCGCCGATCAGATTTGGCTAACGAAACGGCTACAATCTTTGCATCCGAAAATTCATCATAGATGCGAAGCAACTTTTCATACATCACACCATCATCAATCATTTCATACAGTGCATACTTCGTTGTTGTATCATTCATATTAATCATAGTGAATCCCTTAGCAGTTGTTTGTTACGTTAATCATAACTTCTTGTGTATCACGCCAATTATGGGAAAATGGTTCCCATCCGTTTTCTACCTTCGCATTCCACTCTTTCCGTGCATCGTGAATGTGAAGGATATCATCTTTCTGAGGCCATGATTCATCGAAGATTCGAACCTGTTCCATGTTTCGTTCGGGAAGAACAGCAAATAAACACCTCTCTCCTTTCTTATTTTTCATCATGTAATTATAATCATCATGCATTATGCATCCAGTGCGTAGTTATCAGTGTATAACTTTTTCGCATTCTTCGTATATTTGCCGTAATGATATTCCTTTTCCCCGTAGGGATCAATAAAACTCTTCTTATAAAGTTCAGCAGCACGTTTCATATCATGCCACTTGGACATATCATCATTCATTTCACATTTATGATTGAGACTTTCTTCAAGGCGATCCATCATAACAGAAGAAGAAACATACCCATTCCCGGAAACGACTTCTAGATGATTCTCGACCTCTCCATTCTGATCGCATCGAAAGACCATTGTCTCATCTGCCATGTCATTCTTGACACAAGAGTAGAGAAAGAAATCTCCAGTTTCCTCATGTCGAAACACTGCTTGTCGAACAGCGGGTTCGTTCACCATCACCTTTTCAAAGATCATCGTCATAGTTTCTCCTTTACATTTTCCCAGTAACTCAAAGTTGATTTTCTTTTCCAGCCATTCGGACCACCATTATGAATTCTCGCACGGTCCTCGTCTGTCACTTCTCTTCCAATGCGTTTTTTTATAGCGTACCTTTTCATATACGCTCGGACGATTTTTTTCGCGTATTTTTCATCATAGCAATCTTCATAAACGCCACCAATCGACGGATCGAATTCAATCGCATCTTTCCAGTAACATTCCCAGATCTGATATGATCCGATTGCTTTACCATCATCACCAACCGCAGTAGAAACACAGCCACTCTCCACTTCACATATTGCATTCAAAAGGGCTTCAGATGTCCCCAGAGAGACACACAGCACAGTCGCAAGTCCGATCACAGCACATCCTCTCGCCAGAGTTTATCGGTGAGTTTATATTGCAGACGTTCTGCTTCTCTCTCACCATCCCCTCTCCACTTTCCAGTCTCCCACTGTTTCACATGCACCATTTCATGCACGACAGTAGCGATGAAATCTCTGAGTGATTGTCTTGCAACCACCACAATCTTATATCTTCCATTGGAGGTTTCGTCGCACGTTCCCCAACAGTCTTTGTATTTTCTCTGAATCGAAACATCAATGCGATCTGGATCAATCTCGAAATGATCCACACACCACTGCACAACCTTCTCTGCAACCGCTCCGAGTTCATATCCGCCATTTATAGAAATGTATGTCATTTCATTTCTCCAGACATTGCAGCAAGGACAAGTCCAATGTTCGCAAGTGCATAGGATATCCATACGAGACACCATGCATATTCCTTACGAATGCCATAACCAATTCCCACAATCATATAGAGAATTGCAGAGATCAGCGGTAGTGCTTTCACAAGAAAATCAATCACCATTGTAAACGAATCCTCTCTTAGCGAGTCTGTCCCACTCAAGTCTCATTTCTGCAAGAGTACGAGTCGTGGGAGTTGTCAGTACATGGTCCGTTACGCAAGGTCCGTGTACTTCCAGACGCATCTGCACATTGTTTGGAGTCTTGTCACGGGTGAGTCTCCCACATTCAGTGACAGTAAACCTCGCAGAACACCCATCGGGATGCTCCATGCGCCACCATTTGCCTTTGTTGACTCTATCCAGTTTGTTCATTGAATGACTCCATCCACTTTACGAGGAATCTCTGTGCGTCATACTTGGTGATACGAAAGTGCTTCTGAATGTATGGAGTTGCTCCAACCATATTGGTCTTGCCAGAGGCCCTCAGTGCGTCCAGAAAGGTATTCACTTGTTTCTGTGTGATTTCGTTTGTCATGGTGTGTATTGTATCTCAGATGGGTGTCGTTGTCAAATCGGTCTGTAATTGGCAGTAGTGGGGTTTCCCCCGCTCTGCCTTAACATCGTTCCTCTAGCAGTGAGAACTATGTCAAGCACTGGTTGGCGTTTTGCGTCAGAATGATAGTCCGCAATGGCGGCAGTCATTCCCTGCCAACTGACTATAATCCTTTTTATAATCTCTATCTTATATAATTTCTTCTTAGTACATTTTAAATTTCCTTGGTAGAGTGTCTTTCTAGGAGTCCCGGTTTTAAAAAAAGGGGGGGTATAAATCGATAAATCGGGGGGTAGGTTGCTAGCCGATGGAACCGGCTAGGAGTCCCAAGTTTGTGGCACTGTTCGGACATGTGAGGGGGGTGGGTAAGAGGAGGGAGCCACTAGGAGTGTGCTAACCGTTGCACCAAGCACGCCACCAGCGTGCGCCACCTAGCGGCTCGACCCCCTCGCTTCCCTCAGACCATCGCCAGTTCGGGTTCCGGGGTAGTGGCTTCAACAGGGGCTTCAGTCTTCACCTCGGGAATGCTGAAGACGCCACGGGCGCATCGACGGCTCTGGTCGTGGGTGATCCAGTTCGGAATCCACTTCTTACCCTTCATCAACATTGACACCTGACGAAGTTCAGCACGGCTGTACTGGTCCTTGGTGATGTCAATGCCACATGCGGGGCCGTGGGTACGAATGGCGTCGATGTACGCCTGCTGGCGGTTGGTAAGTTCGTTGTATGTCATGAATAGATCTCCTGAATGGTCTCATTGAGTTGGTTGGCGAAGTCGTGAATGAACACGGTCTCGTCGTCGGTGAAGTACTCTGGTCCGTACATCTCAGTGATGAGCGTATAGAGCAGAGAGGCTGAAGTCACGAGGTCCAGATGCTCCTGTGATCCATGGCGGTTGTCGTCCATCATGGCCAGATCATCAGATACTCGTACCATCGTATCGACGGCTTCAGTAATCGTGGCGCTGGAAGTCATACAAAATCTCCATTGGTGTCTTCGTCGTGCAGCATGGCCTGTGCGTCAGCAGTCAGGCCTCCATCGTCCTCGAAGAGGTCGATATAGAGGTCGCCATCGTGGTCGGGGTCGTACGGCACCTCGTCGAGGTCGTCATCGTCCACCAGCACACCGTAATCGCCAGTGGCGTCGAGGTCGACCTCCTCCGGCTCGGGGTCGAGAGATGCCATATACTTGTTCAAAAGGTCGGGGTTCGTCATCGGATCGGTGTTCCAATCATACGTTTCAAAAAGGTCGTTCCAGTAAACGTGGCCGTTCTCTTCCAACCACATCAGATATTCCTTCATAAATCCCATGTTGATAGTATACCCGCTATCCCGCTGGGGTCAAGCGGCAATCTCCTCTTTTTTGGGAAGATATCCCGCGTCGATCAGTGCATCCCACGCTTCCCTACCACGTTCGGCGTGATACCAGTTCTCGGCGCTAGGAATGCCAAGATGCCCCTGTTCACCCGGATGCCACTGGCGAACCACGGTGTTTCCGTGAATGTCATAAACGTCGAAGTTCACCTCGTCGGTGGGGCTGGAGAGGGTATGTCGTTCGTCCGCTACATGATCATTCTCGTAAGCAGTTGCCATCTCAGGCAGGAAGTCGCCGTGGAGGCCTTCGATCATGTAATTGCGGTTGAGCCAATCCATGACCGTCTGATCTCCAGCAGAATCGTCATCGAATGCTTCGAAGATGTTCACGACGGAGTACGTGCCGGGGAGGCAGAGACCTCCGAGTTTGTGCAATGAAATCGTCCAGAAGCCACCCTTACCGGAGGGATCTGGATTCCACTTGGCCCCATGTCCCTTGACCCATTCCTTCTCATCGAAGTGAACGGCCAAACGCACGGATTCGGTGATGAATTCGCCGATCTTCCACGGTTGGTACGTTTCACGGAATTTCTTCAATTCACGTTTGTTCATTCGTACTCCTCTCCGTAGAATTCCTCACAGGTGATCTGGGTCTCGAAATCGTCGTGCATGGGAATCTCCATCAGAAGGGGCATTTGGTATCGACACCTTCGGGGTCGGTGGCGTCCTCGGCGGCCGACTCCACGTTGGAGTCGGCATCAACCTTACCGTAGAGGGAGAGGAACCCCTCCTTAGTGTCATCGTCGAACCGGGCGAGGCACATCGCAATGGCCTTCTCCTTATCGCCGAAGATCTTCCAAGCGGAAACGATGTCCACCAGACGACGAGTCGAAACGATCTCATCGACAGCACCCTCGTAGAACGACTTGCGAATGATCTCGCTCCACTGGGTCAGGTGGTCGGTGAAGTCCGCATCGGTGCATCCCGCTTTGGTCAGGATCTTCCGTTCCGTAGCACGGGTCGGATAAGGCTGCTCAAGGGTCACCGGGAAGCGATCCAGCATGGCCTCATTCATAACACCCGTACCGACGAAGCGACCATCGTCGCTGCCCTTCCCCTTCGTATTCGCAGTGGCGAACACGGTGAAACCAGCAGCAGGGGTCACCCACTGTCCGATCTTCTTGAGGAAGACACCCTTACCTTCCAGCACGGGCTGGAGGCACATGAGATTCGCGGAACCGAGGTCGATCTCGTCCAGCAGCAGCACTCCACCATTCTTCATGGCGGAAACGACGGGTCCATCGCACCAGACGGTCTCACCGTTGATGAGACGGAAACCACCGAGCAGGTCGTCCTCGTCAGTCTGACGAGTGATGTTGACGCGGTAGCATTCCCGACCCAGTTTGGCGCAGACTTGCTCCACCATGAGGGTCTTACCGTTACCGGAAAGTCCAGTAACGTAGATCGGATAGAACTGCTTCGAACGGACGATCTTCTCGACATCGGAGAAATGTCCCCAAGCGACGTATCCATCGAAGCGGTTCGGAACGAGGGTCGCACGCTCACCACCCGTCATGCCCATCGCCATGTTGGCAAGGGCAGGAGCAGGGGCAGCGGAAACAGTTGCTGGCGGAGCAGCAGGAGCGGACCCTGTCACAGCGGGGGCTGCGACTGGTACATCACCAGAGACTTCCAGCAATTCGGGAAGATCGTACAATCCGCGACCCGCTTTACGGGTCGAGTCCTGCGTAATCCACGATGGTGGACATGCATACGCACCGGACGCTTCACAGGCGGCGACGAGGTCCTGTCGGGAGACAGGAGAGGTCGCACCAGCGGCGAGCAGGGCGCGGAGCAAGTCATTTTGACGGGGTTTCAACGACATGGGGTCTCCAAGGGGCGAATCGGGCTCTTCCCGACTCATGAGGGTATATTGTACCAAAATTTCGCCCCTTGTGGGGGTCTAGGGGAGAAAATGGGTGATATTTCTGCTTTTTGGGCAGATTGTTATAATCCATTGCGGCACAGGGGTTTAGGCGAAAGTTGATAGTATCCACACCCCCTCCATAGGGGGTATTCCGATAACCTCCTGTGCCACAGGGACTTACAACAAAGTGAAACAAAGTCCCCATTTTGCAGTATAGACCCCCATCTGGAGGGTGATTTCTGCTACAATATACGCTCATGAGTGACCCCGTCAAAACCACATCAAAAGACATCCTCGCCCGCTGCATGGCGACCGAGGATATTACCGTGCGGCATTCAGTCTCGGCTGAAACCGCTTCGTTCGATACGTTGAACCGCGTATTGACATTGCCCGTGTGGCAAGACATGGATAACGCCCTGTACGATATGCTCGTCGGGCATGAAGTATCCCATGCCCTGCATACGCCCGCTGACGGTTGGAAGACCGCCGTCGGTGAGGGTCCAATGTCCCGTATGCGCCACATGTTTGTCAACGTCGTCGAGGATGCTCGAATTGAGCGATTGATCAAAGCCCAGTTTCCCGGCCTTCGCCGCGACTTCGCTTCGGCTTATGCTTCGCTCCACGACCGTGACCTGTTCGAAGTCAAGGGTAAGGACCTGTCCGATCTGCCCCTGATCGACCGCTTGAATCTGGAATTCAAGTTGGGTCTGTTCGGTCTGATCGACGTTCCATTCTCCGATGACGAGAAGCAGTACGTTACTCGTATGGCTGAGACCAAGACCTTTGAAGAGGTCGTCGCCCTCGCCCATGAACTGTTCGATATGGAGCAGGAGAATATGGACGACCAGCAGCAGGAGCAGATGTCCGAAGCCGGTGAAGACGGTGAAGACGGTGAAGATTCTGATGCTGGTATGCCCTCCGAGTCTGGTGAAGACGGTCAGAGCGATGACGAGTCTGGTGCTGGTGCTGGTGCGGAATCCGATGAAGACGGTGATGAGAGCGCCGCTGGTGGTTCAGAAGGTGATGAAGACGGAACCGATTCCGGTCAGAGCATGACGGATGACACCGACAACGGCGAATCCGCTGAATCGACCGAGGGTGACGAATCCTCCTCCGGCCAGCAGGACAATCTGTCCTACGACGATTACTCCAACAATCCCTCCGCACCGGGTTCGACCCAGAACGCCTTCGAGAATGGCGTTTCCGAAATGCGGGACGATTCCGCCGACGAGTACGAGTATCGAACGCTTCCTACTGCGAATCTCGATAAGATCGTCGTTGATTTCACCGAAATCGCTTCCCTGTTCACCAGTGAGAAGTATGATACTTCCAGAGCCGTTGAGGGTTGCAAGTCCTATCTGAATTCGATTAAGCCAATCGTCAACTCGATGGTTCAACAATTCCAGATGAAGCAAGCGGCTGATTCCGACAAGCGGACATCAGTGGCCAAGACTGGAATTCTCGATCCCGTTTCGATGATCAATTATCGTTGGAGCGAGGATATCTTCCTCAAGAATGAAACCGTCGCCGACGGCAAGAACCACGGAATCGTCATGTACGTCGATTGGTCTGGTTCAATGTGCAACATTCTTCAGGATACCGTCGAGCAACTGCTGGTGCTGGTGGAATTCTGCCGTAAGGTGAATATCCCGTTCGAAGTCTACGCTTTCTCCAGCAGTCTCTACTGCCCCCATGAGCGTTACTCCGAAGAATATGACGAATGGTGTAAGAATCAGCCTGAGCAATGGAAGCGGGAATCCGATTCCGATTGCGACCCCCATGTCTTCCAACTCTACAATTGGCTTTCCAGCCGAATGAATAAGCAGCAGTACGCTGCTGGTGTTGGAAACCTCTGGGCGACTACGGCTGGAATCAACGACTATTCCTGCCCCTATCCTCGCTGCCTCTGCCTCGGTTCGACTCCACTGAACGAAGCGGTAGTCTGCGCCATGCAGCAGGTTCCTGAATTCCAGAACCAGAACGGCGTCCAGATCGTTTCGACTGTCTTCCTGACCGACGGTGAGGGACACGGAATGCTGGGTTCCTGCTGGGGCAAGCAACTGCATGTGACCGATAAGAAGACCAAGAAGTCCTATCGAGTCGCCCGTCGTGGCCGACACGGTGGTGAAACCAACGCCCTGCTGGATATGCTCCGGGATCGAACTGGTTCCAATCTCGTCGGTATCCGTCTCCACGATGCTAAGAATATCAAGCATCTCCGGTGGGATCTGGAAGACTCCGACTTCGAAGCACTGTCCAAGCAGTATAAGACTGAGAATTATATCACTCTCGACAGTGCCTATGATGAGTACTTCCTCGTCAAGGGCGACCTCAAGGTTGAAACCGATGCCCTTGAAGATCTCGATGAAGACGCTAGTTACACTCGAATCAAGAATGCATTCATCAAGGGTGGGAACCGTAAGAAGACCAGTCGAGTCATCGCCAATCGAATGGTGGACATCTTCGCCTCCTGAACACAACCCGGTTTGACGGCCGGTTTCATGAAGCCCTCGATCAGAAATGGTCGAGGGTCTTTTTATACATATAGTGTAGACATGGAGTACGCAATGGCGAAGAGATCAATTGATTATGATATCGTCGAAGTAGTATGGAAAGATGCTGAAGAACTTGGTGATGTTGGTTGGAACGACCTCAAGAAACAACTGAAAGAAGCAAAGCAACCCTGTCCGACTATGAGAACCGTTGGATATGTTGTTTATCGTGGCGAAGACCACATAGCGATACTTAGCACGATAGGCGATAAGGACTGCTCAACACTTGAGAAGATACCAATGAGTTTCGTACTGGAGATCATCGAATACTCTCCGAATGATCCCCCAAAAGACCCTCAAAGTGGCTCTTAAATACTCTGCTTACCCCCCATTTAGCCATATATTTAATTGATTCCCACACTCCCCCATTTTCCCCCACAATACCACACAAAAACCCCACTAGCACATTCACTAATGGGGCTTTTCGGTATACGTTCATACCCTGTTTTTTACCTTATGAGTGATCTACTACCTTATGCTCTGGATAATGTTTAGCAGCATGTTTATGAACTTGATTCTTCATTCGATCAATTACATGGGGACTTGTTGTTGTTGATACTGGCATTGCTACCATACTAATCTCTTTCTTTATATTATCAATTCGTCCTTGCACATATGGCTTTCCTGATCCTTCTATCTTTCCTGCTTGTTTCCATGTTGAATGGTTCTCGATCTTGTCTGTCAATGGCTGAGTGTGTACTTTCTTTCCACCGTGCTGATGTATGTAAAGAGAGTAATGTGGCGATTCAAATCCCTTGCTCGGTTTGATATCGTCGAACTTGAAGTGTCCGATGTCAACGTATGAGTTTCCCTTGCGAGCGGTGACTCGCCTCTTTACTCTCTCTCGTTGTTCTCTCGTCAATGTGAATGTGTTCCTGTATCCACCTTCATGTTCATTAGTTTTCCATCCATGCTTTGCTGCTGCTTTGGCAATTCGGCGATAGATTTTTGTTCTTGCTTCCGGGTTCGCATGTGCATATGATCCTCGATGAGAATCAAATTGTATTTTATGATTTCCTCCACCCATGTTCTGATGGTGACGATTGATGAATGCAGCAGCATGAGTGATGATTCTCTTTGCTTGTTTTGCTGTGTGTTTTCCGGTGCGTGCGGT